GGTTCGGCTGCCCGGGTTGGCGTTGGCGCCGGTCTTGACGCCTCCGTCTCGGAAGCCGCGCTTCAGGCAACACAGGTCACGAGGACCGCGGAAGAGACGGCTCTGAATATCGGCGGCTCGGTCATCCTCGGCGGTGCTCTCGGGGCTCTCGTCGGCCGTTATTTTACGCCTTCTGAAGCCGGGGCGTTGGCTCGGAAGATCGAGGCGCAGGAATCTGCATTCGATGAAGTGACGCAGGGGCTGGCCTCCATGAGCCGCGCCGCTTCGGCCGGTGCTGCCGCTCGCGATGCTGGGCCGCTCACGCTCAAGGACGAAGGGATCATCCGGAACCTCCCCGGCATCAACATTCAAGACCCGATGATCCGGCTTCAACTATCGGAACTGGACGAGGCAAAGGGCACGGTTCGCGGCCTGGCGGAAACTCCGCTTGAGTACGTGGAGAATGCGCAAGGCATCGCTACGGAAATCGGTGGCTCGGTCGAGACCCGCATGAAGATGTGGAACGCGCCGCTGGCAAACACCCTGCGCAACATCGACACCTACTATGCGCAGTACTACCACGGCGCGCCGGAAGTGAACGCTATCCAGCGCCGTTTATCGGCAAGCCTGTCTGAGTTCGATCGGCTTCGCGGCAAGTCGGAAAAGCTGACCTATCGCGAGTTCAAGCAGGAAGTTGCGATAGCTGCATTCAGTGGCGGGGAGCATCAGATACCGCAGGTGAAGGCGGCCGCCGCCGACTACCGCAAGATTGACGACATGATGAAGCAGCGCGCCATCGAGGCCGGTCTGTTCCCGGAGGACGTGGCCGTTGCTGGTGACGTTTCGCACCTGTTCCGCATGTATAACCGCGAGAAGATCATCGCGGAGCGCGGCGAGTTCTCCCGCATCCTGCAGGATTACTTCACGGTCAAGCGCGATGAAATGGCACGGGTCGAGAAGGTTGCCAAGGGTGCCGATGCGGCCGCCAAGAGAGCCGCCGAAAAGGCCGACGAGTTTTCCCGCCTGACCGATGCCGAGATTGCAGCCATCGTGGACGAGACGATCAACACCATCCTCGGCAATGGCAGCGGCCGCATTCCCTATGACAGCATCGTCTCCGGACCTCGTGGCCCGCTGAAGGAGCGCCTTCTTCGCATCGAGAGCGCGCGCATTCAGGACTTCATGGAACTGGACATAGAGCAGATCCTCCGCTCGCAGGTTCGCACCATGTCGGCCGATGTTGAGCTCGCACGCAAGTTCGGCACGCCGGACCTCGCGGAGCAGATACGCAAGATCAACGACGAGGCGGACGCGAAGATCAAGCAAGCCACGACGCCGAAGGAGCGCCAGCGGCTGGAGAAGGCACGCAAGGCCGCGGTGCGCGATGTCGAGGGCATCAGGGACCGCTTGAGGGGGCAGTATGCGCTCCCGGATAACCCCGATGGCCTGGTGCTTCGTGCCGGCCGTGTGATCCGCAACCTGAATTATCTGCGCCTCCTGGGCGGGATGACCATTTCCGCTATCCCTGATCTCGCCAAGCCCGTCTTCACCTATGGCCTGACGAGCACGTTCAAGGATGGTTTCCTGCCGATGGTGCGCAACTTCCGCGGCTTCCGTCTTGCCGCTGGTGAGGTGAAGGCTGCGGGCACGGCGCTGGATATGATCCTCGACAGTCGAGTGATGGCGATGGCCGATATCACCGACGATTTCGGCAGACATTCCAAGTTCGAGCGCGGGCTTCAGGCGATGTCAACGCGCTTCGGCCTCGTGTCCCTCATGGCCCCGTGGAATGCGACGATCAAGCAATTCACCGGCATGATCACCATGACCAACATTCTCCGGGCAACCCGCAACGTAGCGAGCGGTACGGCAACCCCTGACGAGATCCGCAAGCTCGCGGCCTCCAGCATCGACGCGGACATGGCAAAGCGCATTGCAAAGCAGTTTGCCGATCACGGCGACGAGCAGGGGGGCGTCCTCCTGGCAAAGGGCGAGGCATGGACAGACAATGCCGCACTTGAGGCATTCCGTGCAGCCGTGGTCCGTGACGTTGACCGTGTGGTGGTGACGCCCGGGCAAGACAAGCCCCTGTGGATGAGCACGGAAATAGGCAAGGTGATCGGTCAGTTCAAAAGCTTCGGCATCGCCTCAATCCAGAAGACGACGCTGTCCGGGCTGCAACAGCGTGACGCGGCAACGCTCAACGGCACCTTGCTGATGCTGGCGCTCGGCGCTCTAACGTACAAGCTCAAGATGGATGCAGCCGGTAAGGAAACCTCCGACAATCCCGCGGTGTGGGCCGTTGAGGCTTTCGACCGGTCGGGCCTTGTCGGTTGGCTGATGGAGGTGAACAACGCCTCGGAGAAAATCACCCGCGGCACGGTTGGTCTGTCTGCCTTCACCGGTGAGCAGGTTTCGCGCTATGCCAGCAGAAATGCGACTGCCTCGCTGCTCGGGCCGTCGCTCGGAACGGTGCAGGATATCCTCGACGTGACGGGCTCGACGGTTTCGGGAGACTTCCAGAAGTCGGACGCCCGAAAGCTTCGCCAGTTGATCCCGGGGCAGAACCTCTTTTATCTTCGGGGCCTTTTCAATACAGTGGAGTCGGCGGCTACCGAGGATCTACCGGGGAAGTGATATGTCACTGATCTTCGCCTTCATTGGCGCCGCTCTCATCATCTACGCATTCCGCTTGAAGGATTTGCCCATCATGACGACGGGATTCCTGTTCACCGGCTGCTTCTGCCTCATCATCGCAACCATCACGATGGATGTCCCGACAGGTTCTCCCGAGTGCTGGATCGATTGGGATGGCAGGTCAAACCCAACCGTCTGCGACTAAGTAAACCTGAACATCGCTAGATCCTACCTAACCCTGGCTCGTCGCCGGGGCATTCCCACATGGAGACTTGATAATGGGACAGCCTTTGACTGCTGCCGTCCGATTCCTTTCGGGCGAGCGCGAGCCGGTGCGCGTGGCAACAACCGGCAACATCACCATGCAGGGGCTGCTCGTCATTGACGACGTAGAACTCGACGTGGGCGACCGGGTGCTGGTCAAAGACCAGACTGACCAGAAGCAGAACGGTATTTACCTGGCTTCTGAGGGCCGCTGGTTCCGGGCTCCGGACGCGAGCTGGACACGTTCCATCAACCAGGGCGTGACGGTCCAGGTGCAGGAGGGGACGGCCAACCACGACAAGACCTATCGGTTTGACACGCAGGACCCGGTGGTGGGCGTGGACCCCATCGTCATCTCCTACTATCTCTCGTCCAACCTGACTGAGGAGATGCAGGCTATCGTAGATAGCGCTGCAGAGCAGGCGGCCGAACTCGCCACCCAGGGCGCCGCAACCGTAATCGAGCCCCTAGTCGATGCAGCGGAAGCCGCCGCCGAATCCGCGGCAGACTACGCCGACTTCGCCCGCAACAATTGGGCAGTCCTCGGCCCGTTCACGGGGACCGGCGCGGAGGAGGATTACCTCCTGTCGATCGATCCCGGCTCTCCGAACAATATGTTCGTCATCGTCGGCGGCGTCGGGCAGCTCAGTGGCTCCTACGAGCTCGTTCATGCTGACGACGACGCCTTTATTCGGATCAATGTCCCGGAGGATGTCCCCTTCGAGGTGCGGGTCAGCAATGCTATCCCGGTCGGCACGCCCGCGGACGGGAGCGTGACAACGGCAAAGCTGGCCGACGACGCGGTTACCTTCGCCAAGCTGCAGAATATCTCTGGGCCGCGCCTGCTGGGGCGGACAGCTGCAGGCAGCGGTAATGCAGGCGAGGTTGCGGCGGAGCAGCTCCGTGACGTGTTCCTGCCGGTCGGCAGCGTGGTCGATCACGTTTCCGCAGAGTTCACTTCCAACGCCGCGATCAATGGCAGCATTCCAGGGGACAATACGGTGCCGCAGGTTACCGAGGGCGTCGAGATCCTTTCGGCAACGATCACGCCGAAAGCGACCAGCAACAAGCTCTTCGTCCTCGTGGACGGCCAAGTGATCACAACGACCGCCAACGTCTTCGTCTGGGCAATCTTTCAATCTGGATCCACCAACGCGGTTCGCGCCCGCTACCAGTCGGCGCCTGCCAACTCACCGCAGCCGTTCGGGGGGCAGGTCATTATTTCGCCAAGCGCAGTAACGCCCGTCACGGTTTCCGTGCGGGTAGGTACAGGCGGCGCCGACGCAACGTTCAATGGAAACCCGGGGGGGCCGCTTTACGGCGGTACCGCTGCCCCTCGTATCGATGTCTTTGAACTGAAGGGATAACCGCCATGAACGTTCTCACCCGTATTCCTTCCGCGATGCTGCTTTCTCCCGGCGGTGAAACTCCCGTTGGTGTCAGAGGCATCTACGACACCCTCTCGGATGCTCAGGCATCTTCTCCGTCTACCTCCGTCAATTGGATCATCACTCTAGGAAGGCTCGCCCCTGGGGATGGAGGCGCCGGGCTCTGGATCTATACGGAAAGTCCCACGACAGACGCAGTGATTACTTGCGCAAATGGCCGCGAGTACGAACTTGCGGTGGATGTCGCCAACGTCCGGATCTTCGGTGCCGGCGGACGGAACTCCGGGGATGACAGTGGCGGCTTCCGGGCCGCCGTTGCTTACGCCAAGGTGAAAAAAGTCCCAGTGTATGCGCCTGTCGGCATATACCAAATCCATTCCCCCATCCCCGTCGACTTTTCTGAGTTTGTCTTCTACGGGGACGGCTCGGGGAGCAAGCTTCGCGGGGTGGATCTAACGACTGAGGTATTCCGCATAGACTTTGGTGCGGGGAACCTGAACTTTATCCAAATGCACGACTTCGTCGTGGAGGCATATTTCTCCGGGCCTGGGGTGGCGAGTTCTGGTGCGGCCATCCGCGTTGTCGGGACGAGTACGGGCGGTCTGGTCGGAATTGGTCAGTGCCAGTTCTACAATATCCAATCGCGGGGCTGGCCCGTTTTCTTCGCGTCTCAGGGACCGACACATCCGACAGGATTCGGTAATGAAGGCCCGGTCAACTGGTGCCGCTTTCACAACATCGACTTCAATCCATTCAGCCGGCATTCGTTGTTTGGCTTCGTCTTCGACACGGGTTCCGGCACGGGGAACAAGTTCAGTCGCTGCGGAGGCGTCATAAACAATTCAGTTTGGCTGTATCAAGGGAGTGGCCTCAACCCTGTAGTCGGGGATATCTGCATTGAGGAGATGGAGCACTGGGCTTCGGCTAACTCCGCTGACAGCACCATCCTGTCAATTGGTCCGAACACCTCTTACAGGTCGAGAATTACGGTCAAGGGCGGGCAGCTCGACGCGGGCTTCAAGCGCGTTCTGTCGCTCGCTCCCGGAGGCGTCGGGTTTAGCAATATCATTGTCGATACCCAACTCGGGGGCGATGCAATCATGGGGGCTTATCCCTCGCTTGCAACCTCCCGGCTGAACCTGCCGGCGCTCGGAACAGTCTCTGGCGCCTAAGGGCAACCGGCCGAGTTTCTTGCAAGGGAAAGCAGTTCTCCGTCTGTTATCACCTGATAGCCCGCCGATGTGAGTTCCCGGACGGCATCCCGGTTCAGTGGAACCGGCTTTAACTTCGTCAGGGCGACGAGGTCGAAACACTGATGACCGAGGGAGGCAAGCAAGCCCCCCTCGGTTTCGAAGTAAGTTAGCCGGTTTTGAGCTCTGGAGCCGATGAGGGGGGCGGAGGGGCGATTGAGATAAGCGTGAACGGCGACGTTCATCTGGCGGCCCTGGTCGATCTCTATGAGGTCGAAGCCAAAATCCTGTCTCAGTGGCGGATAGTTCAGGAATGTGCGGTCCACCAACGTGCTCCGGGCTGACCTTCCCAGCGTATCGGTGAACGTCGAATTGCCGTTGATCTCGCCCGGGCGAAGGAGGTTTTCCACGTTCGCCAAGAAGACGCCCACTGCCGCTGCAGACAACAGAACTGCCGTGATCGAGGACTTAACCCGCACGGACAGGAACGCGACAGCCGCGAGCATAACCGCAGGCAGGAAGTATCTGAACGCCCACGGCTGAGACGGTACGACGAAAGCGGCAACAGCCAACGACAAGACGGCGGCGACCGCTAGCACGGTGCGGACGCCATCTAATCGGGGGCCGCGCCACGCCTGATAGAGCAGGATTCCGACACAAAGGAAGCCCGAAGCCCCGAGGCCGCCAGCAATCAGCCATCCGTAGGCTTGACCGCTGTCGGGGCCGGTTCTCAACAGCATCCGGCCGATGAAACCTGCGCTGTCTAGGAAGGTGGATATCCCCGCCGCCATGGTCTCGTTAGAGGTTCTTTTGAGCGGCGTACCATAAACGACGGCGTTCGCCAGATAGCGGCTCACAAGTGGCAACGAAAGGACCGCGCCCATTGCTATGCCAAGCGTTAGGGGTCGCAGCTTCAGCCGCCGCAAGGCCTCCCAGCCGACGACAAGCGCAATCGCCAGACATGGGAAAACAGCGGTTATCTTGGCGCCGACTGCCAGAGAACAACAGCCGATTGCCAGCGCCAGGAACACGGGCCGCGGCGACCTTACGAACGTGACCGCCCATCCTGCAGCCATGACCACGGCGGCGACTGCAAGAAGGTCTCCCTTAAAGGTGCCGGCCAAGCCGAGACAGGCGGGGGACGTGGCGAGAGCCAAGGCAACCAGGCAAGACCATCCCTCGCTTGCACCCAGCAGCCTTGCCAGCCAGACGACGGACAGGAAGACGACGAGCAGCACCTCGACATTGCCGAACATGAAGCCCTGGATATTCCCGGCGGCCAAGCCGTAGAGGAGCGCGTTCAGTTCCCCGTTCCATTCGTTGGAGAAGATGTTGACCTGCTCCGTTGGCATGTGAACGAGGATGGTCTGGTAGTTCATCCAAAGCCCAAGCCTGCTCAGACCGTATGTTTGGGCGTCGAGCGTGAACTCCTGGAAGAAGGCCGCCCGGAACAGCATGAAGACTGCCAAGGCGGCGAACAGGACGGAGCCGATCCTCAGGGCCGGGATCGGTTGCCGGATGCCAAGGCGGGCTATGGAGATGGAGGCGGAAGATAGCGCCACGGCCCATACTGCAGCTTGCGAGAGGGCATGAACGGCCGACAGGCAAAGCATGATCCCGATCATCGCCGCGTGAACGATTACCCAAGCCATAAGCCAGCTCGCCAATCGGTCCTCTGCGAAACGGCTGGCGCCGCGGGCGACGGATGTAACGACCGCCATTTTCACGACGAGCATAAGCAGGGCGGGCGCGGCGAGTATAACGGATGAGAGCATTAGAAGAGAAACAACTTACGACTGACTTGGATCGAGCTTTCGCGACGAAATGTAGGTGGGAACTCCAAGGAGCAATGTGCCGGAAGCCCAAACAGAGAGAAAGGCAAGCAGGTTGAATGTCTCTTCTCCTCGTGCGCCCGAAGCAAAATCGATCTGTGACGCGTCGTCTACGCCACCGAAGCTCATCCCGAGGATGACAATCATGATCGCATGGAAGCACATAAAGACAAATACTACCGCCGGAAGCGGGCGAGGTTCAGTTTCTGTGGGTTTCATCGTGAATCCTTTGGGTGCAGCAGACGTCTGATAGCAGATGCAGCCCCGCTCGCCAATGTCGGCCCCTTCCAATAGTCCTTACTGACCTCCCAACATCAGGAGATATCCATGGACCGCAACTTCAAGCGGAGCCTTTCGCTCGTCCTCAAGCATGAGGGCGGCTGGGCAGATCATCCGAAAGACCCGGGC